ATAGCAAGTACTTGTCTTTCTAATGCAAAGTTTTGCATACTAAAATCAGTATTTTCTCTATATGATAGCGGACGTAGGTTAATCTTAAATCCGTCTACTTCAAAACTATTTGTTACAGGACAGTTTGCAAAATTTTCTAATATTTTTGTAAGCATTACATCATTTTCGTGAATAGCACTGCAATGCGGACACACAGTTTCAATACTCATAGTGTCACCGTATGTTGCAATACGTATAGCAATTAAGATGTAATCAATATCAAAGCCAACAATGTTCCAAGGATCTTGTATATGAGGAATACAACTTTGCATAACTTCAGTAGTTGCAGTACCGGATAACAAAGCATCAGGAGTTTTAAAAGTAATTTCGTCCATAGCATTCATTCCAAATACTGGGACAGAACTATATTGATTGTCTTTTAATACTTCTTTGTCATTATAGTAGTGTCCTTGACTAGGTAAGTCGATGTATAATTTAGCTTGTCTGCTATATTCTTTTAAAAAACTACTCATATTATTCCTGCGATAAATACTTTATATAAAACTATTTACCACCTAGAGTAATATAGGGTTTTAATACTGGAGACATAATTTATGGCATTAGACAGAGCTGATAGAGACGCAATAGTACAGGCAATTACTGACGGCTTTAATGCTAGTGCTAAAGCTGGAAATTCTTCACCAACCTTTAGCGGAGATAAGTTTCCTGGCGGTAATATTCTAATGAAAGCCGCTGAAGGTGTTTTTAAAGGTGCTGAAAAAGTAATTACTAAAGGCGGCGGTCGAATTGCAGATACTGTCGACGGGTTTGGCAAAGCAGGATCAGCTCTTGGTACTCTAATTGGTTATGTAGAAAATACCAACGATGTATTCCAAAGTTTATCTAAAGTAGGTGCAGGTTTTGATGCAGACTTAGGTGCGCTACGACAATCTGCAGCACAAACAAGAATGCCATTAGCACAATTTGCTGGTATGATATCTCAAAACACAGCAGAACTAGCAGGATTTAGCGGCGGAGTGAACGCTGGTGCTAAACGCTTTACTGAATTAAGTTATGCAATGTTTGACAGTAATCTTATAGAAAACTTTATGGACCTTGGTATGACTGTTGAAGAGTCAAACGAATTTTTAATGAAAAACATGGCATTTGATCGTAGACGTGCAAGACTAGAAGGAATGACTGATCAACAGCAAATACAATCTGCATTAGACCTTGCTAAATCAATGGATGTTATGGCAAAGCTCACAGGTAAGAGTGTGCAAGAACAGCAAGACTCTTTAAAAGATAGAATGAGAGAAGGCGCTACTCAAGCTAAATTACGTCTGTTAGAAAAAGACGGAGTTACTGGAGCTAGTACTGCATATAAACAAGCACAGACAGCACTTGAAGGTTCTCCTAAAGTTGTTGGCGATCTATTAGCTGACCTTACACAAACTGGTGTACCAATGACACAAGCTACTAAGAATTTTGCGGCTACTAACAAAGAAGCATATGCATTGTTGCAACAATCTGCGGCAGCAACAAAACGAGGCGATGTTGCAACAGCTGAAAAACTTGCACAACAAGCGGCAGCAGCAACAGCTAAATTTGCGGACAGTAGACAAGGGCTAACACTTTCAACACTTGCGGCAGTAAGTGAAATTGCAAAAGGACAAGCTGACAGACTAGAAGATGTTGGTCCTATAATAGATCAAATTGCAGCACATTCAGATAAACTTTCAAAAGAATTAGGTAGAACTCCGTCTATATTTGAAACATACAACGATATGTTATCAGAAGCTATAGATACACAAACAGGACAATTAGGAGGCACACTTCCTGGACAAGATGCACAGCAATCAGTTAGAGAAGGGCAACTAGGACTAGCAAATGTAGCATCTACATTTAATGAAGAACTAGGCAAAGCAATGAGCAGTAGTACAGTTGCTCAAGGTATATTCGACGGTATGACAAAATTCTTAACTGAGGGTGCTAAAGCAATTGGCAATACGGCTGCTGCTGGTATTAATTTAGCTGCTGGAGAAACACTCGCTGATGTTAAAGGGGCAGTGACTGATCCAGACTTACAAAAACAGATAGATGTTCTTCAAAGTCCTACCTCAACAGCTGATGAAAAACAAAAAGCACAAAGTGCATTGATTGATGCTAAACTATTAAGTCCAGACGGTAAGTCTCTAAACACCACTGTTGTTAATAATATATTTGAAAAAGCATTTGAAAGGAATAATGCTAATTTAAGCGAAAACCCAATCGATAGAGATAAAAATGATAGTATCTTAAATAATATAACAGAAAGTTTCAGCAGACTTTTTAATAGAGACGATAATACTACTACTGAAACTGACAGAGCTATTGGCGGAGGCGTAGATGCCGGAACAGCATATAGAGTTGGGGAACAAGGACCGGAAACATTCTTAGCAGGTATGGACGGTGCTATTATACCAAATATGAAAGCAATGTTAAACAGAATGCCTGATATTGCAAAAACTATGCAAGATGAGATGGCACAATTTGGTACACCTGTGTCAAAAATGGCGCTTGACCAAGCTGCACAGATGCAAAACAGCACATCGGTAGAACAAAAACTTGACATTCTGAACCAAACCATGTTACAATTAGTTAACATAAATAGTGTACAAGCAAGAACAGGTGAAAAACAATTAAAAGGATTGCGGCACACTGGCAATTTAATGAGTGGACTAGGTAGAGCATGAGTTGGAAAAAATACTTTACACCAGTACAAACTGGTGACAATATGAACGGAAGTTACTCTCCTATAAACGGAGCAGGAGCAAATGGACGACCAGGTCCAGCAAGATCAAATTATTCAAGTTACTTACCTGATGTGTATGTAGGTAGTCCAAATAGAGTTGAACGCTATGGACAGTACAACACAATGGATAATGACAGCGAAGTTAATGCTGCACTAGATATCCTTGCAGAATTTTGTACACAAAAAAATGACGAAAACAGTACAAACTTTAAATTTAATTATAATAAGTCTGCTACTAACAACGAAATTAATATTTTAGGTCAGTACCTAAAACAGTGGTGCAAAATTAATAATTTTGAAACACGCATGTTTAGAACATTCCGTAATGTATTCAAATACGGAGATGCAATATTTTTAAGAGATCCAGAAACAAAAAAATTATTTCATGTTGATCCTGCAAAACTTACACGTATTATTGTAAATGAATCAGAAGGCAAACGACCTGAGCAATATATTATTAAAGATATAAATTTAAACTTTAAAGAAATGGTTGCTACGTCTCCGCATATTACTAATGGTAATATTAGTAGTCCTGGTGCTAGTTACCAGACAGGTGGTGCAAGAGGAATGACTGGCGGTGTTAATGTACCTGCTGGATCACGTTTTACAATTGAAGAAGGCGAAGTTGCTGTTGATGCACAACATGTGGTACACCTTTCATTAAGTGAAGGCTTAGACAACAACTATCCATTTGGTAACAGTTTATTAGAAACAATATTTAAAGTATTCAAACAAAAAGAATTACTTGAGGATGCGATTATTATCTATCGTGTCCAACGTGCGCCTGAGCGCAGAGTATTCTACGTTGATGTGGGCAACATGCCATCACACCTTGCTATGCAATTTGTTGAGCGTGTTAAAACGGAAATACATCAAAGACGTATCCCATCGGCGACAGGAGGCGGCACTAACGTCATAGACAGTTCTTATAATCCTCTGTCAATTAACGAAGACTACTTCTTTCCACAAACTGCTGAAGGACGCGGATCAAAAGTTGAAACACTTCCGGGTGGTACTAACTTAGGAGAAATTGATGACCTTAGATATTTTACTAATAAGCTCGTACGCGGCTTACGAATTCCTTCCAGCTATCTACCTACGGGGGCTGATGATGGGGCAAGTTCCTACAATGACGGACGAGTTGGTACTGCATACATACAGGAATTAAGATTTAATACATATTGTGAACGACTACAAGGATTAATTGTAGAAGAGTTTAATCAAGAATTCAAACGTTACTTACTTGAAAAAGGTGTAAACATTGACACAGCAATGTTTGATTTATCTTTTGAACCGCCACAAAACTTTGCAAGTTATCGTCAAGCAGAACTTGATAACAGCAGAGTACCAACTTATACACAAATGAGTGCTATACCTTATATTTCAAATCGTTTTGCAATGAAACGTTTCTTAGGAATGAGTGCTGAAGAAATTGCAGAAAACGAAAGATTGTGGCGTGAAGAAAATGACGAAACATTAGGAGCACCAGCTGAAGATGCAAGTGCAGAAATGCGTGGAGCAGGTATTAGTTCAGCAGGTATTAGTTCAGATATTGACGGTGCAGAAGATGCACTAGCAGGAGAAGAAACTCCTGAAATAGGTGCTGAAGCAACTCCACCCGAAACAGCAACAGGCGGTGATACAGGAGCAGGCGCAGCAGCACCGGCAACTGATCAAACGATATAAATACTATTATGATACTACGTGAATTATTTTATTTTGATAAAGAAACAGTTGAACCTACTGAAGACAACAGGTACGATCCAAAGTACGATGACTCAGTAGTAAATTTTGACGACACTCGAAAAACAAGACTTACCCTAAGCCAAATAAACCGTGCAAGGAAAGCAAGCGAGCTACATACAGAAGAGAAGGCCGATGAACTGGACTTCGTAAGACAGATGTATGGAATAGCAGCGCAAGCGGCCGCTGCCGGTGTTTAATGGCAAAAATAGATAAGAGCAAATACACAAAACAAGAATGGTTAGTTATACGTGAACAAAGACGTGTATCTAAAATGTTTCAAAAAGCTAAAAAGCAAAAAGAAACTTCACCCCTAACAAATAAAGTTACAAACAAATCTACAGCATTTGTTTTAGGCAACGGTACAAGTCGTGCTAATATTGATCCTTCTACTTTAAGACCATTTGGAAACATATACGGCTGTAATGCATTGTATAGAACATTTAATCCTGATTATCTTGTTGCAGTTGACACTAAAATGATATTAGAAATTAATAAAGCTGGATATCAAAATCATAATGAAGTTTGGACTAACCCAAACAAAGTTTATCATCGAATGACTAACTTTAACTATTTTAGTCCTTCAAAAGGTTGGAGTAGTGGCCCAACAGCATTATGGTTAGCAACACAACATGGATACAAACACATATACATTTTAGGCTTTGATTACCAAGGTTTAGATTCTGGTAAAAAATTTAATAACTTATATGCTGATACTAAAAACTATAAAAAGTCTACAGAAGGTGCAACTTTTTACGGAAATTGGATGCGTCAAACCAAGAGCGTAGTGCAAGATTTTAAAGATATTAAGTTTACAAGGGTAATAGCACCAGATAATTATATTCCAGAAGAACTAAATAAATTTGAGAACTTAGAACATATTAGTGTTGAAATGTTCAAAAAAATCTATAATCTCGCGTAAATGGCTCGTTTTTAGCCTATTTCGCGGTACTTTTCCTGTTATAAAGTAAATACAACTGACAGCCTTACCATAGGTATAACTTTACAGGAGAGAAAAATGGCAAATCAAAATAAATTTGAAGAAATGCTTGAAAAGCTAGTCAATGAAGACAAAGCTGGAGCAGAAGAATTATTCCACGAAATAGTGGTAGAAAAATCAAGAGACATCTACGAAGGACTTTTAGAGTCTGAATTAGAAGTTGATGAAACTACAGACGAAGAAGTTGATGAAACAACTGACGAAGAAGTAGATGAAGCATCAGACGAAGAAGTAGATGAAGCATCAGATGATGACAAAGAAGAAGCTACTAACGAAGACTTTAACTTAGATGAGTTTGAAGTTGAAGGTGGCGATCCAGCTGATGACATGATGGATAAAATGGGCATGGACATGGACGGCGATGCAGAAGGCGGCGACATGGATATGGACATGGAACCAGATGCAGAAGAAGGTGATGACGATGTAGAAGATCGTGTTGACGATCTAGAAGTTGCATTAGATGATCTTAAAGCAGAATTTGAAAAAATGATGGGTGACGACGACAAAGGTGACGAAGGTGACGAAGGCGACATGGATATGGACGCTGACG